TTTGTAACACTAGGACAAGGGATTCTTGACCCTGGACGACTACTAGATTATGTAAAGCGGGCAGCACCAACAAGACCAAAAATGCAAGCCGTATATGAAAAAGTTAAGAGATTTACTGCAATACAAACACTACTAAAACCACAACTTTTAAAGCTAGAAAAAAAGAAAAAAAAGCTTATAAAAAAAGTTAAGATATATTTACAACAAAAAATAGTAGATATTAAAGAAAAGATAAAAACAAAAATTGCAGAGCATAAGGCAAGAAAAAAAGAAGGAAAAGCTAGTTTGTTATTTAAAAAAGCAAAGCAAAAAGTGCAGAAGTTTAGAGAAGAAAAAGAACCAAAACTAAAACTACTACAAAAAAAGATTGTACAATATAAAAAAATTGCTAAGTCAGCAAATGATATAAGCGGGACAGTTACAGCCCTTACAACAAGCTTAGAAGATGAGTTTAAGAGCATAAAAGAAGAAATAGAAGCTCAAGTAGAATTAACAAAAAAGCTAATACCAAACTTTTTAGAAACACTGGATGCTAGTGCAGAAATAGCTAAAGCAAACAAGTATACAACTTTATTGGGAATAGCAGAGTTTGCAGAACCCTTAGTTTTGATAATAACACAAACCAAATGTGACTTTCAAACTTTTAAATCTTTTTTTGAAAGAAAAGTTGATCGAATAATGAAATATGTACGACAAATTCGATCAATAGAAAAGGAAATTGAAAACATACAAAAAGCAATAAAAGAAATACAAAAGTTAAATGCAACAAAAAAACAAGAGGTATTAGTGCAAGTGGTAGATCCTGTAGAGATAGTAGAAACAAAAAAGTCGTTAAAGAATATAATACAAGATATTGTAGCACGGATAAAGCCTAAAGTAAAAGCTCTTATAAGATTTATTAAGAGAAAAATAAAGCAAATAGGAGACTCTTTAAAAAAGTATGTAGACAAAACAAAAATAGAATTAGAGTATTTCGCATACAGCCTAATACCACTATCTAGTGGCACAGGTGATGCTAAAAATAAAAAACTTGACATAGAAGCCAAAAAGAAAAAAATACAAGAAAAAAAAGCTGCACTTGACCTTTTTTTAAAAAAAACCAAAGCTATAGTAGACATGGCAAAAGGTTCACAAATACTATTAAAAAATGTTGCAAGTAAAAATTATAAGTTTGCTGATTATGAGCAAGCAAAGGATACTTTTTTAAGAGGATATTTTAACTATAAAAAAATAGGCCAAACAAGATCGTATAAATTACAGTTAGATGAACAAAAAAAAGATTTTAATAAAGAGTTTGATGCTATTAAAATGATAGAAGCTTTAATTTATGGTATAATAGCAACCATTGAAGACATGCAAGAAACAGATTTTAAAGCCGAAATAGATCGAATAAAACAATCTGCAAGAGAAAATGCACCTGGAGTACAAACAATTAAAGCAATAAGTGATTTAATTGAAAATCCACCAAAAACCATGGAAGAGATAATAGACACAGCTGACAAGCTTGCAGGCGGTTTATTACAAGACAAAGCGGCAATAGATACCATATTAAACCTAGAAAGAAAATATTTAAGAAAAAGTAGACAAATAGTAAAAACACTATGCGATTCCAAACTAATTACAAATGAAAAAGTAAAAAGACGACTAAATAGAATAAAAATAACACTAGATAAAAATGGATCTTTTCTAATGCTTGCTTTTAATAAACTAAAAGAAATACTAGCAGAGTTTAAACTGTTTTTATCTAAAAAAATAAAAAAAATAATTGATAAAATAAAAGAAAAGTTAAAAATACAACAAGACAAAAAAGAAAAGGAGTTTCAGGAAGCTGAAGCTAAAAGAATTGAAAGAAAAGCTAATATAGATGCTACCATACAAGGCATTGTTTTTGGATTAGCAACTAAAGTGTTCTGGACGGGAGCTAATTGGGTAAACACCAAAACAGGTACCAATCATGTGGTACTTACTATTGGTCCTTTTAAAAAGATAGAAGCTCGAGCAATAGATGGTGCAAGTGGTATGATCACAGAAATGGGTAAAAGCTTTGAAAAACAATTAACAGCAATGACTGGACTTGTAATACCACCACTAAACACACTATTACCACCACAACCATTCACTAGCCTTGGTAGTAGTAATTAAAAAAAGATACGACATAGCAATTTAAAAACACAACTATTTATATATAAACAAACATGAAAGGATCAGAATTTATAAATCTAATGCGAAAAGTTATTCGCGAAGAAGTAAGAACTGTGGTAAGAGAAGAGTTAAAAGCAATTAAGCCTCTACTCATGGAAAAACAACAACCAACAGTTACAAAAAAACCAGCACCAACAACATTTGCAAGACCGCAAAGATCAAAACCTCTTGTACAATTTGAAGGACCATTAAAATCTATATTAGAAGAAACTGCACGAAGCATGCAATCTGCACCATCTGAAGAGGAAGAAGAATGGCCAGAAATGAATATGGGAATGATGACATCAGAGGATGTACCAGCTTCTATGGGACGTACTAATATGAGAGCAGCAATGAGTAACGATCCAACAGAAGCATTTATGAAAGATTACTCTAAGGTTTTAAAAACAGCTGAACAAATAGCAAATAATAATTATAGATCTTAATGGCCATTCGAATAAATCCAATAGACTTAAATCCAGATATAGCCATTGGCATAGCTGTACCATTAATGCAAGAAGTTGGTGCTATTTTTAATTTAAACTATTTAACAATAGATCAAGCATATTCAAATGCTAAAAACCTATTATTAACCGAAAAAGGCGAGAGAATAATGCAACCTAACTTTGGTTGTAGTTTAAGAAGTTTGCTATTTGAAAATCTAACCACAGAAACACAAACCCTAACAGAAACAAATATCACTGAAAATTTTAAGTTTTGGCTACCATATATCAACATTAATAGATTAAACGTTACAACAAAACCAAACGAGCATATATTACAAATAGACATGGTAATAAGCTTAGTAAATAATAAAATAGATACTAGATCTATAAACGTAACAATAAACGCATAAGAAAATGGCAACATCAAAAGATATACGGTATTTAGATAGAGACTTTGATTCTTTAAAACAAGGACTTATTGAGTTTGCTAAAATATACTATCCAAATACATACAATGATTTCAATGAAGCATCACCAGGAATGATGTTTATTGAAATGGCATCTTATGTGGGTGATGTTTTAAACTACTATATTGACTCACAATTAAAAGAATCATTAATACTACAATCAACTGAAAAAAACAATGTAATGATGATGGCAGCTGCAATGGGGTACAAACCTAAAATAAGCGTACCATCTGTAGTTGACATAGACATTTTTCAATTACTACCAGCTTCAGGTAGTGGAGTCAGCTCATCTGCAGATTTAAACTATGCATTAAAGATTGAAGCAGGAATGCAGGTTAGGAGTTCAATAGCAAGCACAGAGTTTATTATACAAGACGCTGTAGACTTTAAATTAGACAATATATATGAATCAAGAGAGATTTCTGTATATAGCTTAGATGAATATGGAGCTCCTACATATTACTTAGCCAAAAAAACAGCTAAAGCTATATCTGCAAGAATAGTTGAAACAACTGTTGAAATAGGCGCACCAACTAAATTTTACAAAACAATATTAACCGCAGCTAACATTATAGGCATACAAGATGTAACAGACTCTGATGGTAATACGTGGTACGAGGTACCATATTTAGCACAAGATACTATATTTGAGCAAGTACAAAACACAGCCTTTAATGACCCAGATGCATCAGTGTATAGTGCAGAAACACCATACTTACTTAAACTAAAACGTGTTCCAAGAAGATTTATATCCAGAGCAGTTGGTGAAGATTTGGAGATACAATTTGGCGCTGGTATTAGCTCTTCACCAGATGAAGAATTATTGGCTACACCAGAAAATATTGGACTATCTTTACCAACAGGTAAACCAGATATAGACTTTTCAATTGACCCAACATCACCAGTCTATACGTCAACATATGGCCTTGTTCCATCTAATACAACACTCACAATAAGATATCTTATTGGTGGAGGAATACAATCAAATGTACCAAGCAGTACAATAAACGAAATAATAAGCATAAACACAGCAAACTCAAACTTACCACCAAACACACCAACCCTCAACACTACAATAATAAATTCCGTTGTAGTAAATAATCCAACAGGAGCAGTAGGAGGTCGTAGTGGTGAAACAATTGATGAAATAAGACAAAATGCTATAGCTCAATTATCATCACAAAACCGAGCTGTAACTAGAGAGGATTATATTATACGAGCTTATTCGATGCCAACAACACAAGGAAGTGTGGCTAAAGTTTACATAAACCCAGATGAGCAAAATCGCATAGAAACATCACAAACAAGTACACAAATTACAAATCCACTAGCAATGAATATGTATGTATTGAGTTATGATAGTAACAAATTATTAGTAAATGCAAACAGAGCAATAAAAGATAATTTAAAAACATACATAAGTCAATATAGGATGTTAACCGACAGCATTAATATTAGAGATGCTTATGTGATTAATATTGGCATTGATTTTGAAATAATAACAATACCTAGTAGCAATTCAAACGAAGTACTATTAAAAGTAATACAATCTGTAAAAACACTGTTTAGTATTGATAATTGGCAAATAAATCAACCAATAATAATAAGTGACATATTTGCATTAATACTATCAACAAGTGGCGTACAAACTGTAACAAACATAAATATAATAAACAAAAATCAACAACAATTAGGATATAGTAATATAACATACAATATTGAATTAGCAACAAAAAACGGTATTATTTATCCGAGTTTAGATCCATCTATATTTGAAGTAAGGTACCCTAACTTAGACATTAAAGGACGTATAGCAACATTTTAATTATGATATTGAGATTTTATCCAACCAAAGACACAACAATATACGAACAGTATCCACAAAAAAATACTGGGTTAGATGCTGTGTTAGATATTAACAAAACAATAATCGGTTCTAGCAGCTACAACTCTAGAGTACTGTTAGACTTTGATTATCCAGCAATTTCTCAAAGCATTTCTTCATTAGGATATAACGACAAATTGTTTAATTATAGTTTAAAATTATATTTAACTGAAGCAAACGAAATACCTACTGACTACACACTATACTGTTATCCAATAAGCAGTAGTTGGAGTATGGGTGTTGGAAGGTATGGCAACTATCCAGAAACAACTACTGGAGCTAGTTGGACATACAAGACATCAGCAGACGATTTAACAAGCGCTTGGCAAACAGGCTCTTTTGCAGCAAACGCAACAGCATCATACACAACAACTCCTGGTGGTGGTACTTGGTATACAGGAAGTATAGCATCACAATCATTTAGCTACACAACGTCTGATGTTGACATAGATGTAACTAGTATTATTCGGCAAATACAATCAAGCTCAATAAGCTTTAAAGGGTTTATTATAAAAAAAAGCCCAACAGATGAATCATCAACAAACATATTTAATAGCTTAAAATTTTTTAGCAAAGACACTCACACAGTTTACCTACCAGTATTAGAAGCAAAGTTTGATGATAGCATAGTAACAGGATCCTTATCACTTATAAACACAGATGAGGATATGAACATTATACCTATTAACTTAAAACACTCATACACAGAAACATCAACTCCTGTAATAAGATTATCAGCAAGATATAAGTTTCCAGTAGATACCTTTGAAACCGCATCTGGTTATTTAACAAGATACAGACTACCAACAGGAACACAGTATGCTGTGTATAGTGCTCAAAGTGATGATGTAGTGATAGGTTTTAGTGATTACACTAAACTAAGTGCCGATAATACAAGTAACTACATAAAATTACATTTAGATAGTTTTCAACCAGAAAGATACTACAAATTATTATTCAAAGTTCCTAACTCAGGATCAAGCTCAGCATACCAAATATACGACAATAATTATATTTTTAAAGTTACTCGTGGATAATGAGAAATAGGGATGGATCGTTAGTAGGTGATCTTGGAGACAACATAGTAACAGCGGTTACAAGCAGCATGCTGCCTTATAATCAATCTATTGTTGATGAAAACCAAACACTATATAGCATACTACCAATTGATACAAACAATACACCAAAATTTACTACATCCATAACCGACAACACAACCCCACCAACAATTCCATACCCACCAAAATACAAAGATCCATTTAACTTTATTGAGAACATAACAGCACCTCCAAGACTATATCAAACAAGTGACAGAACTATTAAAGTATTAAAAGACACAACCTTTTCGTTATCGGTAACAGCAGAACAACCAGATGCATTAAATATTGAAAATGGAATACCAACAGTTATACCACCACTAGTTGGCATAACCTATATTTGGTTTAAAGATGGTGAAGAAATTGAGACGAGCACACTTACATCACTTGATGGAAACATAACAATAACAAACAACACCCTAACATTTAACAATATACAACCAACCCACGCAGGAACTTACAGTTGTGATGCAACAAACGATTCTGGAACAACAAGTAGTGACGAGTGTACAATAGAAGTAGTTAATGTGAATGAAGATGGATTTTACTTTAGAAATATTATTAAAAATCCAAACGGAGATCTTGGTACTGAGGATTGGGAAAGTACAAACGACGAACTAACAACAAAGCCTTTTATAACAGCAGAAAAATCGGTAGAATTTAAAATACCAACCAATGTAGATCAGTTTGGTTACACAGTTGATATGATGCATCCAAGACCATATCAACTAGACTACAGCCCACTAATAGACAGCTATACAAGTACTGTGACTGGTCAAAAAACACCACACTATTTTACACGAACACGATTTAAGTACATTAGTAACGACGGCTTGCTAACAGTTAAGGCATACCAAGACATAGATCTAATAGATCTACAAGCTCACATAAGAGGTGGTGTGTACGGCATAACAGGTGTCAGAGCATTCTTTAGTTGTTATATAGGTAATGCAATATCAAACTACATACCAACTGACACAATGTTGCAAAGTAATAATCGAACTGACATTTCAAACTACTGGCCAGGAAACGTATACGCAAGAATAAGTGCAGAAAATTTTAATTATGCTGGTCCTGGATTGTTATGGGAAAAAGTTTATGTAACTGTAGAAGAGTATGATAATGAAAATAGGCTACCTAGTACAACACAAGATTTAAACAAATCACATCAACAAGGTGCAAACTCCACAGAAAATGATCCATGGCCTGAAACAACAAACACATCAAAAGAATTAATAAAGCTTTATGATCCATGGTATAATACAGTAGAAGCTAATAACACAGGTGTAAGATATTACACAGGACCTAATCCATCATCAGGTGATAGAAGTGATGCAATACTACGAGCAGCCGATCAAATAATACCAGATCAAAAAGAAAGATATACATATGGTCAACACATACAGTTTAATAAGGCAATAATTAGCCAACTAAACGACAAAACAACAAAAATAAGAATTACATTAAATTTTGAAACAACGGATGTAGACAATCTAGTAAACGAAAGATGGAAAGAAGCTATAGAAGCTTTGTCAGAAGATACATTTGAATTTCGTTATTATCAAAAATATGCTAAACAAACAGTGTGGAAACTTGTTGATAACGACACTATACTTAATCTTTTGCAAAACCTACGTGGCAATGAAAATAAAGACTTTACAACACTACTAAGACGTGCTCAAGATCCACGTGGAATGGTAACAGGACTTAACCTTAGCTTAATGCCGATATACAGTGAGAATGCAGAATTAAACGACTATAATACAAGAATAGCATTAACTATAAACGAAAGCATACCACCTGCATTTGTACCATCTACACTAAACGACCCACCACCACCACTTCCAACCGTTCCACAAACAACAGGATCTAATACAACAACCAGTGGGTCAAACCCAAATCCACCTACCATAAAAGTAAATTGGAAAATTAACATAAAGCACTGGACAGACCTCACTGATACGTTTAAGATTGAAACAGGAGATGCAACAACTAACATAAACACAACAATACTTGATTTAAACAACATAACAAAAGCAGCATTGCTAGATGGTAGATATACAAAAGATGTCAACGGCAACATAATAAGTGGTTTTTTTATGAACTACCCACAATATGCATACAAAGTTACCAGATATGTTACCACAATACCACCGTCACAAGAAAAACAACAAATACAAGTTTTAGTAAAAACTCTACCAATACAAACAGAAACCCAAACCACTGCCAACCAAACAGTATCTACGTCAGCATATCGAATTCCATCTCACCTCAAAGACGAAAGCCCAATAAACATAACATCATTGGAGGTACCTGGAACATTTTCATAATTTAATAACTCAACCTATTTATAATAGATGAGTATACAGACAATAATACTAAATCCATACCAGACAAACGACATAAATCGCAGTAGTCCATTTAATCTACTACCAGTAGACTTAATACCACCACTTGTAGTAAGACAACCTATATTTACTATTAAACAAAAAACTTGGCTGGCAGCAAGCAATACAGTAGACTTTGGAGGAGACATAATAAAATATCAACAAATAAAACCAAATCGGCCTGTTGTAAGCGTGTTACAAGGGACAGTTATAGAGTTTAATATTGAAGTACAAGACAACTCATTGCCAAGTAATCCAAACATACCAAATATAATATCTTATGTATGGAAAAAAGATGGCGCACCAATAAGCCAATTAAACAATTTAAACAACAAGCGTGGCACTAACATTGTTCAACTGACTAGTGACTACCAAACCACAGGACAGTATATATGTGAAGTTTCTAATCTATATGGTACAACAACAAGTAGTCCATTTAGAATTGATGTAATAGATCCTTACGAGCATCCAAAACTATATAAAAATCTCATAATTAATGGTAGTGGTGAAAATGGCCTAACAGGATGGACCACAGATGCAGACATAAAAACATTACCTTTTCACACACCTAAATTTGATAAAAACATAGAACCACAATTTAGCAGTTTTAGAATAGGTGGAATTATAGCAGAGATAGATGGACCAATACTACCAGAATTTAGATTTTCAATTGGAAATCATTATGGCATGTTTCACAGACTATATACAAAAAGAAAAGCAGTAGCTAATGTTTTAAATGAAGCTTTTGGTAAACCTTATATAAAAGGATTGTCAGCTGGAATTGCACTAAATGAGCATGAAAGATGGTATTCAGAAGGAGGCTCTATACCACAAATAATACCAAACGAAGACTACAACACAAACGATTACAATACCACAGCAGGCTTTTTTCCTGGATTGGCTTGGATGGATAAATACAATAAAAACGATACTTATAAAATTGTTGGATTAACACAAGAGTATAGTGATGCACCATCTCCTTTTTATTTTACAAGAGATAAAATAAAATTTTTAAATAAAGGTGGAAAAGCTGAAACTAGTTTAACACAAACAGTAGACTTAACCGATATAGCAGACATTATTGATGGAAATGCTTATGGTATAACACATGCAACAGGACAGTTTTTTGCATATGTTGGAGCTGGTATAACAGATTATAAAATAAAATTTCAAGAAGAGGGTAAAACAGAACCAACAACAACTAACTACTATGTGGCTGATTATGAAGCCTATAAATACGAGTTTAATGAAGAGTGGAGAAGTGATCCTTCATTAGATTGGAATATATATTATGGTGTTTCGGGATCGGATAGTAATGGAACTTACAAATACCATAATAAGAATTCAAGCACTAATGGGACAGGAAGTAAATATAGTGAGGTGTTAGCATCAATATCTCCATCAAACTTATACTCCCAAACAAGCTTAAATGCACAAATAGAAGAATTAAAAAAAATAAGACAGGCTTTTTATACAAGATTTTTAGATCCCAACGCAGCACCAAACAAATCTTTCTCAAATTACAATCCCAACACAAGTACAGAATCAACTTTAACATTAGGATCAAACACCTACCTTTTAGTACCACCCGACCAACCTAATACTTTTGGCATACCAATAATCAAACAAGGCGTTTTTCCAAACAATAATGCAACTCCTCAGTATGTGACAGAAGGAGGGAGTGCTACTAAAATAATAATTAAATTTAATGACACGGGTAGACCATACCCCAAAACCGTCCCCAATCCAGAATATGTATCACGACGTAAGTATGTAGGCCCTATATCAACACCATCAGCTACTTGGTGTATTAATGATACAAGCACACAAATTGCAAATGGCATTACACCGGAGTACCATAAAGAAAAGTGGCTTACAGCAGACCTTTTAAAATTAGTAGCACCTGGAAGAGCGTTTGACTCATCAGCCTCAGGATCTGCAAGAGCAGGAGCTGTAGCACAAGCAATACTTACTGGATTTTTAGCACCAACTAGAGTTTTATTTGATGCAATAAACAAATTAATAGGATCTACTGTAAATGAAAGTTCATTTAAAGATGCTCACGATTTGGGTGTATTAGCAGCTGACGATTTATATCAAAATTGGTATCTACTAAGAGTTGTTTTTGATGAGGCAAAAGATTACTTACAAAGTGGTGATGTAAAAGCTGTACTAGGTGCAGAATTTGCATTTGATCTACAAGAAATTGGTAACTATGTAAGAAATAACGCAAATAGTCGTTTTGCTATAAAAAAAGATATAATTAAAACAAATTATAAAGACAATAAATGGACAAATTGGTATCACATAAATGACGATGGAGGTTCAGACGCAGCTACACACGGTAGAGACGTTATAGCACCAGTAATGTTACAAATGTGGAATTTACTATATGAAAAATATATTGCTATAACAAGAGTGTTGTATAACAGCTATACAGAGTTAGTGAAGATTAATTGGTTACGAAATGTAGAATCAGCTTATTACAGAGCAGCACAAGAAAAAAAGCAATATCGTATAAAAAGATTTACAGACATAGAAATACAACCAAAAGTGTATGATAAGACAAGAATAGAGCTGACATATTATAATGCACAAAATGTTGCAATAAAAACAGAAACTATAAATGGACCAAATGAACAAGACGTATGGGCAATTAAAGAAAAAGCATTCTTTCCATTAACATTGTATCCAATATACCAATGTCTAAACACAGACACTAATTTCTACAACACATCACAATCAGCAGTAGATCAAATACCTCAAAAATATAAACAACCACAACTACAAAACGTATCACTACAAAACAATGGAATGTATATGGTAGGTGGAGATGCATTCATTACAGTATTTGGTCAGCAATATACTCGTATGAGGTTCTTAGGAGGAATATCGGATAGAGTAAATCAAGGAATTGGTAGTGGTGTTTTACAAAAAGGAATTAATAGTCTTGCTACCTCAGAGGACGATGCAGCGACAACTATATACGACACAGTGAATTCATCAACGCTAGATACAACACAGCTTATACAAGGACCTTACCAAAAATTTAAAGACCAACGAATTAACTTTACTGAAGACTGGATTAGCAATAAAGTATCAGATAAAAATGCAAATTTTTTAATGAATAATTATGATTTTGCTACTTATGGAGGGGCATATCCACCAAACAACACTACCTTTAATAAAAAAAATAGTCCTATACACAGAACATACTCAAACAATGCAGTATATGATTTAGGAGCAGCTGCCATGTTTGGAGTAGGACTAACAGCAATCATACCAAAAACAGCACGATCAGTGCAAATTAAAATAATATTTGAACACACCTCTGATCAGATAAATGACACAAATCCTGCATTAAAAGGTTGGACAAAAGATGAAATATACAGTAATGAGTTTGGACAGCGTAACAGCAATAGTATAAGAACAACTAAGTACGGTAATCCAAGATGTGGTATAACGAGCATTAAGTATATGATATCAGCAAACAATGTTGAAAAAGTAGATAAATATCCAAGCTATAGTATACCACCAACACAATACACAGTATTAGGATTAGAAAAACAAAAATACAACATAGAACAAGCATTTAATACAGCTGAGCAGATTAAAGTAGGTAGTGTCACTATACCACCTGAACCACCACAGCCAGAAGAACTGGCAATTAATTTATATACTTCAGGTGGCGAATACAAAACATCTACAACTGATGATTACGTAGGATATTATCATATACATAAGGACAAAGGACTGATGGTTGGAAAAAGGCACACAGCAGAACCACACGAGTATTTATATCCAATCTCATCAACCACAACATCAGAACCAGCACCAAGTCCATCATTACCAAGCAACCCATCGCCAAGTAACCCAACAACGACACTACCAAGCAATACAAGCAACAATACGAGCAACAACACAGGCTACTAAATTATAGATATCAAAAGTATTAAATACACTATTAGTGTATATTTATATTAAAGTAATGGCAGACTACACAATACCACCTAGTGCAAATACACCTAGTGCAAATACACCTAGTGCAAATACACCTAGTGCAAACAATTTAGACGCAAGCACACCAAACGCATTTAGTATAACCGCTCCACTTACCGACTCCATTACACCCACCTCACAACCACTATCGATACCTCGATTTGGATACTACACAAGCTCCTCAACCTCTTTACCAAACGATAGCTTAGTACTAGATGTATATAATGTAAATAACAACTACATAGAAACAAAATATGAAGCCAACTACACTACAATACTTCCAAATAAAATAAGACTATCCCCTGAATTAGATTTAAGCAGTCTAGGATATATTTCTGGTAAGTATAAATTAGTATACAAATACCATAGAAACTTATTAGGATCTGGAAATGGAAATAAACTAATAGTACAAGAGATTAGTGCAAACCGTTTGGAAATAAGAGTATTACCAGTAGCACCAGATACAGACACACCTGCAAACCAAAACTACTTCCAACATTTTGCAAGTGGCTTTTTTTTATTACCAAAACAAGAAACACTTGTAAATCTATTCTTACATGTAAACGCAACAACAACACTAAAAGTTTATGATTATGTTCAAGACAGTGTAACCTTTAGAAGAACTCCATACAGTATTATTTTCAAACTAACATCACCAGCACCAACAGAGATTGAAAATGACACAGAAATGTGGTTAGCTCAACAAGTCAATGAAAGCACAACCGACACAATCACACTAATACCTCCTCCAATACCAAACATTACTAGAGCCATTGCAGGACCTAATTTTGATATACTAACAAAAGAGAGATTATTATCAAGAACTGATTATAAAGATTGGAACAACATACTATCAGAAAACACAAACACATCAGAAGCTCTAGTAAATAGTTTATTAAGTGGTTCAAAACTACAAGGAATACCATTAAATATAGATTATAGATCGTTTGCAAACCATATACATTTTGGATCCGCAGGAGAAAAACTACTAAGTTTTAAATATAAAATGACTTTATTAGAAAGTTATGACAATAGAATACAGAGTTTAACTACTAATTTAATTGGACTACCAAGTAGCAGTGCTACAAGTAGTTTATATTTTCAAACAAACGTTACAGAAGCAAAAGGAAAAAGAGCTGCACTGATGGGCACTATGGACAGTTATGAAAGATATTTACTAAATGTATCTAGCAGTTATGAATCTAGTAGCTATGGTGAATTCTACACATCAACATGGCCAAAACAGAATAGCACAGAACCTTACATAAACTACTCTGTCAGCTCATCACAAGTAGATGATTGGTTTGACGGCATTATGATGTCAGCAAGTTTATATGATCAAAATAACGAAAACGCACTATATAAAACAATACCACTACACATAGCAGAAGATGCATCAAATAGTCAATATCTGTTATTTGTAAACATGATTGGTCATTATTTTGACGCACTATTTCCATATATAAAGCAAATAAACCAAACACACGATAGAAAAGAAGGAATAGCAGATGGTTTTAGCAAAGAGTTAATATATCATGTTGCTAAGAATTTAGGTTTAGATTTTGAAAACGGTGCTAGTTTTGATGAACTTTGGAGCTACACATTAGGCACAAATACATCAGGATCATATCAATCAACCTATAACATAACTAACGAAGACAAGACAAAAGAAATTTGGAAGCGAATCATTAATAATTTACCGTACTTATTAAAAACAAAAGGTACTGAAAGAGGTCTTAGAGCATTAATAAATTGCTTTGGAATTCCACAAACCATTTTACGAATTCGTGAATACGGTGGAGCAGAACCAACGTTTGAATCCAAAACAGACAACGTATATGAAAGGTTTTTTTATTCAACTACTGTAGGATATAATGGAAAAACATCTGGACAAGTTGCTCAACTAATAGAAGCACCTTGGAAACCATTGACAGCAAACAATACAATGCCATCAACAGTTGAGTTGCGAGTTAAAATGGCTCAAAACCAAACTAAAACACAAACAATATTTGAGGTACCAAATAAATGGCAAGTCAAAGCCTTCCAAAGCGCAAGTAATAACTACATAGGATTCTTTCTAAGTGGTTCTCAAGGATACGCAACAGCAAGTGTTAGCTCTTCAATATATGAAAATGTATTTCATCACATTGCATTAGAAAGATCAGTAGCAAGCGATAGCAGTAGTACCAACCAAACCTATACTTTAATTGTAAAAAGAGTAAACTATTTAAAAGTAACATCCACAGTATCAGCTTCACTATACATTGATGGATCTACTAGCAGCTCT